GAAGAAGGCGGCGCGCGGGGCGGTGATCGGCTGGGTGGTGCGGATCGGGCTGGCGCTGCTGCTGCTGGGGATGGCGGTGAAGATGGGGTTGTTGGGGTTGGTCCGGGCGTGATGGGGGCGGATGTCGCGCTGGGCGCTTCTCGACTTCGCTCGAAGCGAACGGAGGGGGGAGATGCAGGCGATGTGCGTTTTGCGGGCTATGCGGCGATTTTCGATCGGGTGGATCGGGGCGGCGATGTGGTGCGGGCGGGGGCGTTTGGTGGCGCTTTGGCGGCGGGCGTGCCGTTGCTGTGGCAGCATGGGCCGGGTAGCGTGATCGGCACGGTCGAGCGGCTGGCGGAGGATGCGCGCGGGCTGCGCGTGATCGGGCGGGTGTCGGTGCGCACGGCGGCGGGGCGCGAGGCGGCGGCGGCGCTGCGGGCGGGCGCGGTCGATGGGCTGTCGTTCGGATATCGGGTGAAGGCGGCGCGGGGCGGTGGCGCAGGTTCAGGGCCGCGCGAGTTGCTGGCGCTGGACTTGGTGGAGGTGAGTTTGGTGAGCCATCCGATGCAGGAGGGCGCGCGGGTGATTAGGGTGGAGGGGGGCTGAAACGTCGATCCCCCTCATCCAACTTCGCCTAGCCAGCAAGCTGGCAAGGCTTCGTATCCTTCTCCCCGCCGGGGAGAAGGTTTGAGGGTGTCATATCCCCAGCCATTCCAGCGCGCCGGGTAGGTCGTCGGCGCTATAGTCGAGTTGCAGGACGCGGCGGTGGCGGGGAGTGCGGGCGGCGTCGGAGGCGTGGAGGATCGGGGTGGCGTAAAGCCAGATGTCGCCGCGATCCGCGAGGCAGGCATAGATGCCGTGCCGTTCGACATGGGCGGCTATGGCGGCTTCGGCGATGCGGCCATGGCGGTGCGATCCGGGGGCGATGAGCAGCGGGGCATTGTCGGCATCGACGGGATCGAGGTGGATGCGCAAAGTCAGCATCCGGTCGAGCAGCGATTGCGGCGGGGCGACATGCTGGATGCCCGCCTTGATCGTCCAGGGACCAAAGCCGGGTGTTTCGATCCGCTGGCGCACCGCGATGGTGCGGTCCTGATGCCAGCCCAGCGCCCAGTTGGTGGTGGCGCTCTTGTCGAACAGGATGGCGCGGACGGGTTTTGCGGCCGCGCCCAGATGGGCGGCGGCGTGGCGGCCGATGACGCCGGTGGGCGCGAGCAGCGGGGCGATCGCGGTCAACTGCGTCAGGCGCTGGCCGGGGCGGTCGGCGGGGCGCGATGCGAGTGCGGTTTCGAGGGTGGCGAGCGTGGGGGCGTCAAGGGCGGCAGGGATGTGATGCGCGCCGTCGGTGGCGAGGGTGAGGGGCATTTGCTTTCTATTTTCGCTGTTTCGCTTTGGCGCGTAGTTCGGCCGCGCGGGTAGCGCTGTGGGTATCGGCATATTCTGGTGGGAGGCTGTATTTGGTTTTGCGGTCATACAGTCGGTCGCTTTCTCTGCTCCGCCGATGAATGCTGAGAAAGGCCCGCCAAAACCAAAATGCCAAAATTATGGCCATTGATGCCAAGACGCCGGCGGTTGTTGCTTTGCGCGATGCACCAAGTGGCTCTGCTATCAGCCCAAGGAGCGCAGGTACGAAGACGATAGCGAAGGACGCTGGCTTCGGCCCACCCAATAGATGGCGATCGATGTCTCGATCGATCCATTTAACAAAGCGCTTGATCCAGTGCATATCGGCTACATTAATTGGGGCTGGCAGGAGTGCAACGGCCAAGTTTCTGGGATTGAAGGCAAGCGTCGATCCCCCTCTTCCAACTGCGCCTAACCGGCAGAGCCGGTAAGGCTTTGTATCCTTCTCCCCGCTGGGGAGAAGGTTTTTGAGAGTTTCAGGGCGGTCCCATCCGGGGCCGCCCTTTTTTGTGTTTTCTAGCGGGAGAATGACATGACGGATGCTTTGGAGAGCAGCTTTGATGCGGTGGTGCAGGGGGAGCGGATTGCGGCTTTGGAGGCGGATTTGGGGGCTTTGCGGGTGGCGATGCAGCGGCCGGCGCTCGATGGGGTGAAGGGCGGGGCTGTCGATCCGGCGCGCAGTGCTTTTGTCGATCGCTATGTGCGGCAGGGGCTGGAAGCCGGGGTGGAACTGAAGAGCTTTTCCGGCGCGACCGGCGCGGCGGGGGGCTATGCGGTGCCGCGCGAGATCGATCAGTTGATTGGGACGACGCTCAAGTCGTTGTCGCCGATCCGCGCCATCGCCAATGTCGTGCGGACGGGGACGGCGGGCTATCGCAAGCTGGTGAGCGCAGGCGGCATCGTGTCGGGCTGGGCGAGCGAAACGGGTGCGCGGGCCGAGACGGGGACCCCCGTTTTCAACGAGATCGTGCCGCCGTCGGGGGAATTGTTCGCCAATCCGGCGGCATCCCAAGCGATGCTGGATGATGCGCAGTTCGATGTCGAAGGCTGGCTGGCGAGCGAGATTGCGCGGGAATTTGCGGTGGCGGAAGGCGCGGCCTTCGTCACCGGCAATGGGACGAACAAGCCCAAGGGGTTCCTGACCTATACGACGACGAATGAGGCGGACGCGGTGCGCGCGTTCGGGTCGCTGCAATATGTGGCGTCGGGGGCGGCGGGGGCTTTTGCCGCGTCCAGCCCGCAGGACCGGCTGATCGACCTGGTGCAGAGTTTGCGCGCGCCCTATCGGCAGGGGGCATGTTTCGTGATGAATTCGGCGACGCTGGCGGTGATCCGCAAGATGAAGACGAGCGATGGGGCGTTCATCTGGCAACCGGGCCTGAGTGCGGGGCAGCCCGCGACGTTGCTCGGCTATCCGGTGGTCGAGGCGGAGGATATGCCCGACATCGCGGCCAACAGCCTGTCGATCGCCTTTGGCAATTTCCAGGCGGGCTATGTCGTGGCCGAGCGCAACGAGACGAGCATCCTGCGCGATCCGTTCAGCAACAAGCCGTTCGTGCATTTCTATGCGGTCAAGCGGATCGGCGGGGGCGTGGCGAATAGCGAGGCGATCAAGCTGATGCGGTTTGCGGCTTCGTAAGACGGGAGGTGGGGCACGCCCCCACCCCAACCCCTCCCCTTGAGGGGAGGGGCTTTTTTTGGGTCTTTTTTCTGGGGGGTGGGATGGGGATCAGCGATGGGATGTTGGCGGATCTGGTGCGGGAGGTTTGTCATGATGGGGGGACCGGGCCGTTGCTGTTGGGTGGGGCGATGGCGGGGTTTCGGAGTTTTGATGCGGCGGTGGGGGAGGGGGTGGCCTTTCCCTATGTGATCATGAACCTGGTCGATCCTGCGCAATGGGAAGCGGGGACTGGGACGCTGGATGGCGACGGGCGGCTGGTGCGGGTGCCGGTGGCGTCTTCGGCGGGCGGGGCGGCGGTGGATTTTGCGGTGGGCGAGAAATCCGTGGCGCTGACCGTGCATGCCGCCTGGCTGGAGGCGGTGAACCTCCATGGCCATGGGATCGCGGAAATTGCGGGCCTTGGTGATGCGCTGGCGGGGCGGCAGGCGGCGAGCGGGTAACTGGACGCCATTGCGGCGGTGAGCGGGACGGCGTTCGGGCGGGCACTGCTGGGGCAGGCGGACGGCGCGGCGGTGCGCAGCCATGTGGGCGCGTTGGGCATAAGCGGCGTGCAGCGGATGCGCGGCGCGGAACTGCATATCAATGCGCTGACCAGCGAGGATTATCCGTGGGAACCGGGGATCGGCAAGGTATCGGTGCTGACCCAGGCGATGTCGGTCATCATGGATGGCGGGCAGGCAAGTTTTCGCGTCCAGGCGTTCGGATCGCTGGCCAATAACCGGCTTTACCGGGCCAATGGATCAATGGCGGCGCGCAGCGATGTCGGCACCAATGATGTGATCGGCGATTATAATGTCTGGGGTTTGCTCGGCGGCACATTCACGGAATTGTCGCGCATCCGCACGACGCTGACCGCCGCTGCGCCGGGGCCGACCAATTTGGCGTCGCGCATGAGTTTCCATGTCGGGCGCAACGGGTCGGCGGCGATGCAGGAGGCATTGCGGCTGGAGCATCAGGCGCTGACCGCGTTCGGATCGGTTGCGCCATCCAATGACAATGGCTTTGCGCTGGGGAGCGCGGCGGCGCGCTGGTCGGTGGTTCATGCCGCGAGCGGGGCGATCAACACGTCCGACGCGCGGATGAAAGGCGATGTGGCGGCGGTTGGCGACGATCTGCTCGATGCCTGGGGCGCGGTCACCTGGCGGCAGTTCCGCTTCGCCGATGCGGTGGCGGCGAAGGGTGCGGGCGCGCGCTGGCATATCGGGCTGGTGGCGCAGCAGGTGCGCGACGCGATTGACGCGCGGCTGGGCGATGGCGCGGCGGTGCGGTTGGGGCTGCTCTGCCATGATGTGTGGGACGAGGGCGACCGCTGGGGGCTGCGTTACGAGGAATGTCTGGCGCTGGAGGCGGCGTGGCAGCGGCGGCGGATCGACCGGATCGAGGCGCGGCTGGCGCTGTTGGAGGCACAGGATGTTGCAGGGTGAGCCGCTGGGCGCAAGCGCGATCGGCGACCTGCGCGGCGGGGATGCGCCCTGGGGCGGCGCGTGGCGCGGCGGGGTGCGGCCGGGACAGGACATGCGGGTCGCGGCGCGGCCTGCGCCCGATCGGCCGGAAGCGTTACGGGGGAGGATGATCCGATGAGCCTGATTGCCAAAGATCCGCAGGCGCGGATCGACCATGCGATCGACTGGTCCGCCTATCTGGCGGGGCAGAGCGTGATTGCGAGTGTTTGGAGCGTTCATCCGGCGGGCGGCCTGACGGTGGAGGATGCGGCGTTCGAGCCGGGGCGGACCAGCGTGCGGGTGAGCGGTGGGGCGGTGGGGCAGCTCTATCGGCTGACCAACCGCGTCACCTTGTCCGACGGGCAGGTGGATGAGCGGTCGGTGACGGTCAGGGTGGAGGAACGCTGATGCTGGCGCAGGAGGAGAGCGGGGCGCTGGCGGCGTCGCTGGATGAACTCAAGGCCTATTTGCGGATCGAGACGGATGGCGAGGATGCGGTGCTGGCGGGGTTGCTGCGCAGCGCGGCGGCGCTGTGTGAGCAATTTGTCGGCCAGTGGTTGATCGTACGGGGTGCGCGCGAGACTGTGGCGGCGGGCCAGGGCTGGCAGCGGCTGGGCGCGCGGCCGGTGATGGCGATCGAGACGGTCGAGGCGGTGGATGGCGAGGGGGTGGCGCAGGTGCTGCCGGTCGATGCCTATGCGATCGACATCGATGCGGCGGGGGGTGGGTTGGGGGGGCGCCGGGCGCCAGCCACACCACCGGGATCGAGGACCCCTACCGTCAGGCCAAGGCCGAATTCGCCACCGGGGTGGCCGAGGCCGCCGTGCAGGCGCTCAGGAGCCGCGGCGATCACGCCCTGATCCTCGTCGCACCGGCCCGTATCCTCGGCGTGCTGAAG